AACAGATAAAGATGCACTGAACAAGCTTCTTGACAACTATCAATATATAGCAAAAAAAGTTCATAAACTATTAAGCGAAAGTCAAGATGGAATTAATGTATCTGCTCACACTGATGATGATTTTCTTAGTATATATGCATCTGCAATTATTTCTGACGAAGTGGTAGCTAGTGAGGAAAATAGACTTTCTTTAAATATGAACTATGGCGATGTTCCTCAATCTGCGCAAGGCGCCGCAGAAGTAGATCCCGGTACTTCAACAATAATTGTCGGAGGATTAGAACAACAATCAAATACAAATTTGAGTCCTTATAAAGATCTTGTCGGTATAATCAACTCGTTTACTAGTAATGCTTATGATACAACAATAAAGAAACAAGTAGTTGAAGGATTGGAGTTTTATGCTTATTTGTTAAAAACCGTTATAGTGGAGCATGCCGAGCACATAACGCAGTTAGATTTATTTAAAAAGAAGAATTTTGATAAACTAGAATTGAAAAAGGTAGAAAGTGATGATCCCTGCGCTGGCTCATTATTATTTCCAGACAATATATTACAAAAAGTTGATGAGCACACTCAAGCATTAGAGTGTAAAAAAGAATTTAGTGACATACCTGCAGCATATGAAGTGGCGCAGATTAATTTATATGTAGATATATTGCATCGATTGGTATTAATAGAGCAAATGCTAAAGAGCGTGTTTGTGTTCGTGGCATATGACATATACTCTTTATTACCGGAGAATGATTATGATAACTCTTTCTATTATAAATATATTTCTTCTCAAGTCAAAAATAGACTAAACAGCTTCTCTTCTTTTCAATCTATTAACTTTAATATAAACGAAGTGATAGAAAAATATTCTACTCAAGTATATGCTGCAATGGAGGATTTAGAAATAAAGTCTGATATCTCTCAAGATACTCAAATAATTCAAGATACCAAAAAATGGCTATTAAATGAAGCCTTTGCAGATGTTAGAAACACATTTACAGAAAGATTATCAAAACCCAAACTAATAGGAACAGAGTTCGAGGGCACTCTTGAAGAAGAGCTTGTAGATGTTCAAGCTGGTTCTACGCCGCCTGCAAAACAGGTATTACAGAATATAATCTCCCCAGTACAAAAAGATCCGCCAATAATCGAAAAGATTGATTATAAAAATAGAAAGTTCTTCGTCGCGAAAGGTACCTATTCAGATGATCCAAAATTACAAAATGGTGGATTTTTCTTGGAACGTGGTTTTGAGTTTGTTCCTAAATATGGCCCTCCAGATAATGTTATTTCTGACGGTGGTGCCTGGAAGTTTCCGGCCGGCGGCAACACCACTATTCTAAATAAGATTGAAACAATATACGATTTTGTAAAAGCACCACCACCTGATTTGGAATCCATAGGTTGGGATTTTGCACTTTTTGCTGAATTGTTGCGTTTCTTTACTCCCAATATAGATACAGAAGCTGGTTTATTTGGTGCCTTTCGGTTTTTTTCTCAAACCTCTAAACTTTCAATAGCGTTATCTGCAGAAGCGGAAGAGGAGAATTTCATTTTAGACGGCTATTTTGATTTTATCGGAAAGATGTCTCTGGATGAATATTTTAAAGAATATAGTATATTGAGCAGTCATCAGAACCTGGAAGAATACACTATCGATGCAGTTATACAAAGTTTTGGTGCCGGCGACCAGATTGCAGCAGAAACTGGTAAGGAACATTATGATACCTATATGTTACCATTATTTCAAAACAATGAAATCTTTACAAGATATACAGATTATTATAGTTTAAATCTGTTATTGGTTGTACCAGAAGATGCAAACTCGATATTAAGAAAAAAATACAACAGTATATTAGAATCAGCTAGTCAATTTGATAATTTAATCTCAGATGGTCAGATTGAAGAATCATTTTATGATGCTTTATCAGATAAGAAGTATTTTATTCAAGAAACGGGAGGAAAGCTATATTTTAAACTACCATTAATTGTGCGTTATCCTTTTGAGGAAGAGAACCCAAACTATTCTGACTTGCAAAAAATGAATGAATTTAAAAACCATCTTTGGACTGCACCAGGTCTCGGTGGAAAGGGAAAGCTTTTGTCACAACTAGCTGAAGATCCACTATTTGTATACTTTACAAACATAATCAATTATAAAGATTTATTATCTTATATCGCTCTTATTGTCACTGAAAGTTTGGAACAAGAATATAGCGATTTAAAAACTTTATTTGATAGAACCATTATAGCAGTATTAAATGCTTTGGGAGCTGCTTTGAGCGGCGCGAACCGCCAAATGGATCCAGAGTTTTATCAAGATTCCAACTTTAATGCGGGTGCAACCGCCCCGGGGATTGAATGGGTTGGGGTTATGTTTAAAGCTTTAATTAAGTCGTTAGCCACAATGGTCGACCCAACATGGCAAACTGACTGGTTTATGCCTGGTCCTTTTACACCGTTTGGTGTGACTGCAAAATTATTAGAAGGCTTGGACGAGGATGAAGAGGATGAAGAGGGCGAAGGCGAAGCAGAAACCACCGAGTGTTTTGATTCGGTTGATGATTCAGGCGAACCATCTCCTGGCGACGGCGTACAAGATCCTGATGAATAAGTTCGCGAACAGGAATAGATTTAATAAACAAAAATGAATAGAAAAACTATTTATCTGAAAGGACAATAAAATCTATGGCGATTGGTTACGATGCAAGCTTACCTTTGAGATATGATCCAATAGATGGTTTTTATGTTTTAAATAAAACGGTAAACTCCAACGTTAAGCAAAATCTTAAAATGCTTATATTAACTGCACCAGGTGAGAGAGTTATGTTACCTGAATATGGCGTTGGGTTAAGGCATTATTTATTTGAAAATAACCCAGAAAGAGAAATTATGTCTAAAATACAAGAACAGATGATTAGATATCTACCAGAACTCCAAGTTTTAAGTGCGCAAGTAAAAAAAGATCAAGATATCCCCAATAGGTTTGGGCAACGAAATACACTATTTGTTAGAATAGTGTATAAGATACCAGGAGTTGATGTGATACAAACATTTGATTTATTAGAACAAAATATCCTATGAGCTTTAATATGAAGAAAGAGGAAAAATAATGGCAGAAAAAAAACCAGCAATAGATTACACCAGTCGAGACTTTACTACAATAAAGACTGATCTAGTGAACTACGCGAGAAGATACTATCCCAATGAGTTTAGGGATTTTTCTGCTAATTCGTTCGGTTCATTAATGCTGGATGCCGTTTCTTATGTAGGCGATATTTTATCATTTTACTTGGATTATCAAACAAATGAATCTTTTTTATCAACTGCTTTAGAGTACGATAATGTTCTTAAACTTGCAAGACAATTTGGATATAAAGCCAACTTATCGCCCTCTTCGTATGGAGTATTAACATTCTTTATTCTAATACCCTCAAGTAATGGTGCTCCTAATTATGACTATGCTCCAGTTTTAAAAAAAGGCAGCAAATTTAAATCCAACATAGGAAAAATGTTTACACTATTAGAGGATATAAACTTTGCGAATCAAAACCAAACAGAAACAGTGGTTGGTGATGTTGATACTGAGACCGGCGTACCGTTAACTTTTGCGGTTCGTGCGAGAGGCCAAGCGGTTTCTGGAGAATTGGCCGTTACAAATGTTTTAGTGGGCGAGTATCTTAAATTTCGCAAAATAGAAATACTTGATAATAACATAACTGAAATCGTTTCTGTTACAGATTCCGAAGGAAATGCGTATTATGAAGTTGATTATTTGACACAAAATACAATTTTTGTTCCTTTGATAAATCGCAATGAAGATAGAACTACAGTGGTAAATATTTTAAAACCAATTTCCGTACCGCGTCGGTATGTTGTAGCCAAAGAGAGAGACAAAATAATATTGCAATTTGGATTTGGTACCAATGAAGATGAAGAAAGGGTATTAAATCCAAGTAATGTTATGATTGAACAACACGGCAAACAATATATCACAGATGATTCTTTTGATCCAGCAACTTTAGTAAAAACAGATAGATTAGGAGTTACGCCTTCTAATACTGTATTGAGCGTAGTTTATCGAGTTAACGCGGCAGAAAATACATATGCCGCTGTTGGGACTATAACGCAAGTTGCCGATCCATTATTTGAGTTTGATTCATCAACTAATTTAGTGTCGACGTCGATGATTGATGTTGAAAATAGTTTAGAAGCTATCAACGAAGAAGAGTTTGTCGGAGATGTACCGTTTCCCGATGCGGATGAAATAAAAAGTAGAGCTTTTGGCGCATATAGCATGCAAAATCGAATGGTCACAAAAGAAGATTTTATTACGGCAGCATATGGCATGCCCCCAAAATTTGGCTCTATTAGTAAGGTCAACGTTGCGCAAGACAATGATAGCTTTAATCAAAGAAATGCCAACGTGTATGTCCTTTCTCAGACTAATACTGGAAAACTAACGCTAGCAAACAATACAATAAAGAATAATTTAAAAACTTGGTTTATGCGATATAAGATGATTAACGATACAATTGATATATTGGACGCTAACATCATCAATCTGCAGATAATATTTAAAATGATATCGTTTCCCAGCGTTGATAAATTTTCTTCCTTAGATAAAGCGAAAGAAGATTTACGTGACTATTTTGATAGATTGGGAGGTTATGATATAGGAGAACCATTTAGCATCACCAATATATATACAGTATTGAAAAATTCAGCAACTGTTTTAGACGTCGCGGAAGTGGATGTTATGGTGACTTCTGGTGGAGTATATTCGGATTCTAACTTTGACGCATCTTTAAATCGAACAGCAGATGGTAGAAAAATATTTTGCCCAGAAGATTCTTGTTTTGAGATTAAATTCCCCAATTCAGACATTATAGGAACTGTAGTTTAATGACTATAAAAAGATATTACGCCACAAAAGACAATACAATCACAAACGCTTATAAGTCCA